GGAGGCGCACCGATGGCGCCGGTGCCCGAGTAGCCGGTGGGCGCCGTGACCTGGGTCGTCTCGATGAACACCACGTCGTTCAGGCGCCCGATCTCCCCGAGCATGAAGTTGCCCGGCGCGGCGTACTTCGTGACCTCGATCCACTCCGGCGTGTCCCGGAGACGGCGAGCCTGATGCGGGTGGACGAAGCAGACGTACGTCTCGCCCAGCCGCGGCACGTTCTTCGACGCCAGCGCCTCCACGGCGTCCTTCACCGTGTGGGGCGTGAGGTAGAAGGTCGAGGTGTTGGTCACCGTGGCCGACGTGCCTGCGGTGCCCGCGTTGTACACGCCGTAGCCGCTCGTCAGGTCGGTGGGCGGCGAGTAGCCGTAGGCCACCGAGGTCGCCCGCTGGAGCGTGGTGCGGGCCTGGCTGTCGAGGTACATCGCCATGTTCCGCCCGAGCAGCCGCGACGCCGACGCCATGATGTCATCGAACGAGGCGTTGAGCAGCAGTTCGCTGACCGCCACCGCGAAGCCGTGCTCCGCGACCTTGATCTGGTACTGCTGTGCCGACAGGCCGTAGGTCCGCATGCGGACGCCATCGACCAGCGGGCCGGACGGGATGGGCAGGTTGTTGTAGCGCATGAAGTTGACCTGCAGGCCCGGCATCACGCCGAGTTCGGTCTTCTTCACGGCGAACTGCTCGAAGCGCAGCACCGGCATCGCCTGGAACAGGATCTCCTTGGACCAGATCGTCTGGATGGCCGGGCCGAGCATGGTGGTGCCGGTGGTGACGGCGCCGGTGTAGCCGGTGTTGGCGGGCATGCCAGGGCCGAGGGCGTTGTTGTAGCCCTGCGTCTCGTAGTAGGCGCCAGCAGTCGAGCCGCCGCCGACCTGCTGGGTGCCAGTGATGGCTGACCCGGACGGGAAGACGGGGATACCGCCTGCCGCATTCGGGGCGCCGACATCTGCAGCCATGTGCTACTCCCTTTCTAGGAGTCCGATGGGTTGTGTCAACGAGGCTGTTGGGGCCTCGCTGCCTGCAAGAGCCGGTCCCGATACTTGCTGTACGTCGCCATGTCCATCGACCGGATGTCATCCGGCGTCAACGTCTCGAACGTCGTCTGTTGCTCCATCGGCCCTACGGGAGGCGCTGTGACAGCCGCACCCCGCAACTGCTGACGCTGTTGTGTCACAGCGCCCTGCACGGAGGCGAGGATAGCCTCCGTGCGCTGCTTCATCGCAGCGATGCTCCCCTCGACCTCTTCCTCGGTCGAGCCAGTGATCAGATCCCGGAGTTCGGGCATGATCCACTGGGCTTCCTGGTCGATCCGGTTGCGCCGGTACTCGCCCAGCGCCGCGAACCTCTGCTCCTGCTCACGCAGGGCACGCTCACGGTCCCGCTCCTGCTCCAACGCGGCGAACCGCGTCTCCCACTCCTGCCCACGCTGCTCCAGGAGTTGGCGGGTGTCGAGGTCCGCTTCCTCCTTGGCCCGCTCTGCCGCGGCCTCGGCCTCCCGCTGAGCGGCTTCGGCGGCTGCCCGCCCTTCCCGCTCCGTCTGGAGTTCTGCCAACTGGCCGGACATCTCTTCGATCCGCCCGTACAACTTGTCCTTCTCATCCTGGCGAGCGCGGGCGATGTCGTCCGCCGTGAAGGTCTGACCGGGCGCCTGCCCGGTGTTGATGATCACCGGAGGCTGCTGCTGACCATTGGCCGCTGCCTGTTGTGCAGCAGCCCACTCGGCCGCGGTCATCGGCCGCTGACGGGGATCGACGCCAGCCAGATGGCCGCTCCCGGTGTCAGTGATCCCCTGGTCCTGTTGTGTCACTGCTCCTTGGTCGCTCATGTTCCCTGCTCCGTCTGGTTCTCGATCGCGCACATGCTAGGGCTGCCCGTTGTCATAGTCCATTGTCTGCGGCGGCTGCACCCCGTAGGCCCGGTCCATCAACTCCTGCGCCATGGCCGGGTCGATGGGTCCGGAGGCCGGTGAGCCGTCCGCCATCATCAGCGGGGTGCCATCGGCCATCATGCCGGTGGCTGCCATCTGGATCTGCATGAGTTGCGCCCTGATCAGGTCGAGCGCACCCTGCTCCTTGGTGTCCTCCAGCAGTTCCTCGAAGATCTCCTGCATCTTCTGGTCCGGGAACTGCTCGCCCAGGTCCCGCAGCGCCCCCCGCTTCGACTCCAGGCCCAGCGCCATCTTGGCCTGGACCTCGTTGATCTTGACGAGGGTGTCCATGGGCAGCGGGCTGGGCCAGGTGACGCTGGTGCGGTAGGTCAGCGGGTCGGCCGGATCAAGTTCTAGCAACTGGTCCGGCTTGGGCTGCACCCCCGTCAGCAACGGGTTGAACAACAGCGCCTGCGGTTCCTTCAAGGCCAAGTGCAACAGCACCAGAGCGTTGATCTGCTCCAGGCCCCGGCTGTACTGGATCTGCTTCAAGTGGTAGCGGTGCATCAGCGGCTGGTACTGCACGCTCAGGGCAGTGCCGCTGGTGTTGGAGATCGGCTGGATCTGCCCGAGCGCCGCCATGGGCACGCCAGTCATCTCGTGCATCGCCTGCTTGATCAGTTCCATGTACCCGAGAATCCCGGCGAAGTTCGTCTCCAGGCCCAGGTTCTCGACCTTGGCGTCCTTGTTGCCGATGGCCCAAACCTTCTTCGGCCCCTTCTCCAGGTTCGACGCCTTGGCGCCAGTGATCACCGTGACCGGCGCGCCGTGGTAGTTGATGATGTCGCTGACCTCGGTGGCCTTCTCGTTGTACTCCCGGTTGAGCGGGATCACATCCTGGATGTCACTCAGGCCCCACGGTGATGAGGCAACAGGGACATTGGGGATGTGGACGATGGGGATGACCCCCAGCACGTTCGGGTCGGCCCGGATCTGCTCGTCGTTGATGTATTCCTCGAACGCCTGCTCCGTGATCAACTCGGTGTAGGTCATGACCTGCCGAGTGCCGTCGAGCGCCGTACCCCAAAACTTGTACTTCAACTTGAACCGGATCAACCGGCTGCGGTCGTGAGGGTGGAACTCGGGGAAGCAGAACGCCGGGTTGAGCGGGAGGATGCGAACCCGGCCGGGATGCAGGCGACCTGCCGGGTCCACGTACGGCTCTTCGTACGCCACCTTGATGAACACGTCGCCGGACACGCCGCCCAGTTGCCCGATCTCCCACAGCACGTTGGCCTTGTCATTGTCGATCTCCCACACCCGCTTCAAGTTCGGGGGGATGATCGCTGCCGTGGCCTCGGGGGAGTGGAACTCGACGCCCTTACCGAACACGAAGATCGTGATGAAGTCGCTCAGGGCGCGTGTGTAGTTGAACGTCAACTGGGCCTCACCGATCTCACGGCGATAGGCCCAGTGGTGGCCCAGGTACCAGGCCCAGTTGCTGGCGTAGCGGTTCAGGCGAGGACCGTGGACCTCGAACTCTTCATCGGCCAACTCCACCAGCCCGAGCGGCGAGACAGCGATGGTGAGATCGCTGGCTGCCGCCCGGTAAGACGCTGGGAAGAAGTTGATGCCGTTGCTCATGGACTACCTACGGGGTGGTCGGCTTGTCCTCGGGCGTGCCTTCCACGATGACGACCTCCGCGATGTCACCGGCCACCACGTCGATGGCCAGCGACCCCATGAAGTCGCCGGTGCCGTCCCGGTTCACGTCGTTGGTCACCGTCACCGACGCCGTGCCCACCGGGCCAACGGCCACGGCGACGCAGGAGTCGAGGTCGGCGTCCTGGATGGCGATGATGCTCTCGTCCGAGGATGTCCAGGCGGTGTCGCCGGTGATCTCCACCGGGTTGTCGTACTTGTCCTCGCCGCGGATGCTCAGCGCCACTTGCTGGTCGGCCGTCAGTTGCACCGTGATCTCGCTTTCTGTGAAGGGGCCTGTACCAGTGCCAGGCGCAGGTTGGTTGGTCTTGCTCCGCACCGGCCCGATGGTCCAGTGAAGTGTGACAACAGGAGGCCCAGGAGGCTGCTTGGGAAGAACCTCCGTGTGCGTCCAGATGTCGAAGCCCTGGGGAGCGTGTCGGAGTGCTTCGGCCAGGTCATCCATGTCATCAGAACAGACTCTCGGGTGCCGGTCCAGCGAAGGCTGCCTTCCGTGACTTGGGAGCCTTGGGCACCGGGGCAGCCTGGCGGATCACGCCGCCCAGGTGCAAGACCTGCTGAGCGTGAGGCATGGCTGCCTCGGTCACCCGGCCCGAGGGTGCGAACATGGGGGGTGGCAGGGCGAGCGCAGGGGAATGTCCGGCGTGGAACGACTCGATACGGCTCTCGTACGGCGCGTCCTTGCCGCCGCCTGCTTGGCGGCGGGCCTCGGTCCAGGCCATGGCCTGTACTCCCACGGCCGGGACGTGCTCCCCGGCCCGCTCCCCCAGTTGCCGCGCTGCCATCTCGGTTGCGTGGGACTGCCAGGCGTGCATCACGCTCGACGGACTGCCACCACGCACGACGGTGCCCGAGCGCAACTGCTTGTCGAGCGCCGTGCCGCCCTCACCCACCGTGAACTTCGCCGGGGACTGCTGGCCTGCCTTGCCGGTGAGGCCCGTCGTCACGGTCTGCAGTTGCTGGCCGGATGAGATCGCCTGCATCCAGGTGTCCTCGGCGGTGGGATGGGCCGACGAGAGGATGCCCTCCTGCGAGTGCGCCAGGCCGAACAGATCAAGCCGACTCTGCCCTGGGCGCCGTGTTGCCACATCCATCCGGGTCATGAACTCTTCGTGCTCCGGCGTGCCCGGCTCACTGTTCTTGATGGCCTGGTGATATGACCACACCTTGGGCGACGAGTGCGGGTCGATGGCATCTTCGTGGGGCGTGTCGCCCCGCAGCACCTTGATGGCCTTGGTGACGTTGCCCTTGACGCCGCCCTTGGCCATAGCGTTCAGGTCCACGTCACCAGTGGTACGAACGTGCTCGCGGACCTCGGGAGACGACACCGCTGCCAG